CCACAGGCAAGTGTCCTCGTTCAACAGCCACGACTCGAACGGTTTCGGCGAGATGAAAGCGTCACGGTCGGCGTCGTAAGTGTAGCCGATACCGGCATAGTTCTTTCGAATGTTGCCGTTGTACGAAGTGCGGATACACGCTTGGCCTCGGAACTGGCTGTACCACGTTTCCGGGTCAAGACCTTCAATGAGTTCAGTTTCGTGAATTCCCACGATAATTTCAGTAACCGTGTTGTTGCCGTCAACAAATGCGTAATGCGCCATTATGTCCAGCTCACATTTCCGGTGCCTGCGGTAATGGTGGTGACTTTGAAACCGCCCGACGGGGAAGCGGTTGAACCAGTCAAACCCGCACCAATGGTGATTGTTCGCGTATCCGGGTACTTCAAAATGACAACACCTGACCCGCCATTTGCTGCACCATCAACTGCTTGCTGTGCTGAACCGCCACCACCGCCCGTGTTCGCTGACCCCGCAGTTGCTGTTCCATTACCTGTGCCGTTGCCGCCACCGCCACTACCTGTTCCGGTCGAACCTGCCCCGCCACCGCCACCCCTAGATACACTCGACCCAGTAATTGACGAACTGACACCAGCACCACCGTTTCCGCCCGTGGCCTGTGTCCCACCAACTCCACCGGCTCCGCCGCCGCCACCACCGAAGTATTGGGTGTTGCCTCGGCCGCCGTCGTATCCTTCGTTGGCCGTGCCGGTTCCAGCAGTCCCGCGCGCCGCGTTGTAACCGTTTCCTCCACCCGAACCACCATTTTTACCGTTTTCGTTACCAGCGCCGCCGCCACCCCCGCCGCCGCCGCCAGTAGTGGACACCGTAGAAAATGATGACGCGCTCCCGGTGGAACCCGACCCATAAATTGGACCTTTGGCTCCCCCACCGCCAACAGTCACACTCAAATCAGTACCCGTCAATGTGGTGATGACAGATTCTGCGCTAGCACCGCCACCGGATGATTCGCCACTTACCGACGAGCGATAACCACCACCTCCACCACCTCCGGCAGTCCACGAACCACCCCCGCCGCCACCGGCAATAACAAGGTATTGAACTTCAAAAGAAAAGGTTTGTGCCGCACTTGAAATCGACCGAAACCGTCCGGTGCCGGGAAGTGTCAAGTATTTGATAGACACAACTGCCATGTCAGGTCAACTCGCTGCCGTATGCGTTGAACGCCGTGTCAGCGTTGCTTGAATACACCGTGATGACGTCCGTTGTCGCCAATGTCAGACCAACCGTCAAAAACAATGTGTCTTTGGCTGCAATCGCTGCGTCGAACGCGATGTAATGCTGATCGGCTTGTGCCGCACCGGCGGGCCGCACCGAAATGCGAAATGTGGCCGCCGACGCGGCACGGTTGCAAATGCTGATCGTGGACACAATCGTGGATGTTGACGCTGGAACGGTGTAGAGCGTGGTGGCAGTAGTGGCGGCCGGTTCAGACTGGCCGAGGACTTTGTATGCGGTTGCCATTTCTTACGCTCCCATGAGTAGGAATGAGGTGGGGACGGGGTCGACTGTTTGGGAGCCGATGGTAGAGCCTCCGACCTCGACCCAGGTGCTGTCGTACCGGATGAACATGGCGCCGTTCACGGAGTCGTACCAGAGGTCACCGGCTGACGGGGTGCTGGGGGCGGTGTCGGAGACGGTGACGCTTGATGTGGCTGCCGGGGTTTCCCATTTGAGGCCGGTGCCGGTTGTTGAGTCGACGGTCAGCACTTGGCCGGTTGAACCGACGGCGAGACGTCCTGCTGTGTCGGCGGCCGTGCCGACAATCAAGTCACCTTTAGCGTCGATCAAGGTTTCGGGGATGCCGCCTGTGGACAGGGTGACGGGGGCGAATTTGGTGCCGTTGTATTGGAGCACCTGGTTGGTGGTGGCGCCGGTGGTGTCAATTTCGATGCCGTCGACGGTCAGGGTGGCTCCGCTGATCGAGGTGACGGCTGAGAGGCTGTTGCCTGCGATGGAGCCGCCGGACGATACGGAGGCCAGGGTGGCGGTGCCTGTCGTGGTCAGGGCTGCGAACTGGGGGCTGTCGGTTGTGGCAACAGCCTGTCCGATTGCGATGCTCGGCGTTGATCCTTCGCCGGTGCCGCCGGTGACGCTGACACCTGTACCGCCCGAGACGGTTTGGACATAGTCGCCGGTGGTTTTGGTGCCGAGGGCGACCGAGTCGTTGCCGATGTTGGTGCTTGAGATGGTGCCGGTCAGCTGACCTGCAGGGATGCTGGTGAGGCCCGCGCCGGAGCCGGTGAACTGGCCTGTGGTGGTCGTGATGTTGCCGGTGATGCTGATCGTGTTTGGTGTTGTGGCCGATGGGCCGCAGGCAACAACGATGCCTCCGGTGTTGGTGTTGACTCGGCTGACATGGCCAACGATTTGGATGACGTCGGAGGCGCCGGTTGGGCGTGTCCCGGTGACGCCGCCGCCGGAGGCAACGTACAGGGGCTGGTTGATGCTGTAGATAGCGGTGTTTTGCGAGTCAAGGTCGCCCACGATGACGGCATGACCGTTCGCACCGACAGCAATGTCCCCATCGGTGATGCCGATAGCAGGCATTTTGGCTGCGTTGGAGGCATCTGCGGGGGCGATTTCGCAGACTTGTGTTGAGCCGACGGTGCCGGTGATGTAGACGGGGGTGCCGTTGGGGATGAGCGATGCCGTCGTGTTTTTGACGTGGAAGTAGACAAGTCCAGCAAGGTCGCCGTGGATGTGGGGGGTGTAGAGGGTGCCGTCGACGGTGAGGTCGGTGGTGAAGTGTCCGTCGCCGGTGACGTCGAGGCTGTAGGACGGGGTGGTGTCGTTGATGCCGACGCGGTTGTTGGTGGAGTCAACGTACAGGGTGCCGGAGTCGACGTTCAGGCCGCCGAATGCGACGGTGGCGCCGGTGCCGACGTCCTGGCCGATTGCGACAGAGGGGGTTGCACCCTCGGTACCGGAACCAGTAACCGTGACGCCCGTGCCTCCTGTGATACCAGCGACGTAGTTACCTGTGGTTTCAGTACCGAGGGCGATGTTGGGCGTTGTCCAGGCCACGCCTTCGGTGGCGGCGGAGTTCGCTACGAGATACTGGCCGTTTGTGCCGATGGGCAGCCGGGCTGGGGTGTCGTTGGCGGTTCCAACGATTAGGTCGCCCTTGGCGTCGATGATCGACTTGGTGATGGCGGTCGGGTCGGCTTCGGATGACCAGGCGAGGCCGGTGCTGGTGCTGGAGTCGGCTACCAGGACTTGGCCGTTGGTACCTACTGGGAGGCGGCCGATGGTGTCTGGTGCGGTTCCGGCAAGCAGGTCACCTTTGGCGTCGACTACCGTCGATGTAGGGTCCGGCCCCCATGTGATGCCTGCCGATTGGGATGAGTCTGCGATGAGGACGTATCCGTTTGCTCCGACTGGGACTCGGGCTGGGGTGTCGGCTGAGCTTCCGGCGATGAGATCGCCTTTGGCGTCGATGATTGACTTGTTGATTGCATTGGGGTCAACTTCCTCGAGCGGCGCCTGGACGATGGACGGCTGGGCTAGTGACGGGGGGATAGTCATGCCTGCCTCCTAGTACCTAATCATGTGGTCTGCGACTGTGGGCAGGGTGAAATTGGCCCCTGACCCGCCGTAAGTGTACCCGATGACGGCAAACAGGGCTGGGTAGGTGATCCGGCTGACCGATGCCCCGTTTGTGCGCAACCAGCCTTTAGGGACGGCGATTGCGGTTCCGTGCCACCGAAAAATGGCTCCGGGCGGAACGGCTGCGTTGAGCCATGTTTCCAGCTCAATGTCGCGGTTTTCGACTAGGTCTTTTGTGTTGTTGTCGAATGCTGGGATGTCGTTGGCTCGGAATGTGAAGGCGAAAGGCATTAGTCCTCGCAGACGCAGATGACGCGACGGATTCGGCAGCCTTGCCAGGTAATTCGCGGGTAGAAGCCGTATGACCGACCGGCATCGTTGATTCTGAATCTGTAGATAGCTCGGCTGTTGTCAGATGTAATGCCCGAAATGGCTTGGGTGACTGTTTGTGTGCTCGAGATGTATGAGCCGGTGTCATTCGGGCCTTTGTCGATAATCCCTGTTGGCATAACGAACGGCTGAATTGTGGCATTGCCAGTCAGGTTTAGTGTTGCCGTCGTATCGAATACGGCTTCCACGATGACTTCTTTGACGACCATTGGTTTTGAGTGCCAATACTCGGCCAGGTCAACTGAGGCAGACGCGGGAGCCGACGCTGTGTTCGTGTTGTAATCAAATGAGTAATCGTCGCTATTTGGTAGCGGCAGGTTGGCAATCATCCGAAGACAATGAACGGTGAAATCTGTGTCGGTGTATGCGACGGACACGAATTCATTTGCTGGGAATGTCCCGCCGTTAGCAAGTGGTTTTGCTATTCCGATGCGGTCAACACCATTTGGGGCCATTGCGGCGATTGCTGAGTTGGGCTTGAATCTTGCCCATGTGCCGTTTTGGTTTCTAATCCATGTGGCGCCTGATCGAGAATAGGCAACAAGCGCGTTTCCTTGTCCAATCCCAAGAGCAATTAGGTTGGCGCTGTTTCGATACGTTTGTTGCACTGGGTTGAGGTCGCTCTGGTCAAGTGTTGCTACTGCTTCCATTGACGACCCAACTAGCGCATAGATTGTGCCGTCCATGTAGCCGGGCGCCGAAACAGCTTCGTCCATGGCGTAGATTGTTCTTGAATCGATAGCGCCGTCGGCCAGGCCGGTGTAAATGTTTGTGTTGGGGACAATGGTTTGGATGTTTGTTGTTTCCCCAAGTACGCCAGTAACAGAGAACACGCCGCCATTGGTAAATACCAAGAAATCGTTTGTCCGGGGGTAGATACGTTGAATTACATCAGGAAACTCAATGTATTGAGTTGTTGCAGACCAGGTAGCCGCATCAAGGGCGCCGGAGTAAAACAGTTTTCGGCCGTTGTATTGGTGTGTTACAAGACGGCTACCAACTTTGTAGAGGTCATAAACTTCTTCGTTTCCGAGAAATGCAGCGAGGACGAGCGAGTCGGTCCCGGTGTTGAAATCCCATTGACGCAATGCGTATTGCGCTGGGTTTGAGTCAATGTATGTGAAACGATTGTCGACCGATGGGCCGGTGCGGAAATTGTCGTATGTAACTCGTCCTAAACATCTGCCGGTGAGCGCGTATTGGGTTACGGGATACGTCGGTTTTGAGTAATCACAAACAAGCACCTTGGAATTCCAATAGAACGTTGGACCTGTCATGTCGCGCCATGTAACAAAGTAAACAGCGTCGGTAACATCCAACAAATACGAATCCCAAATTTGGCAATTTTCCCAAGGGTGGCCGGGTGTGATTGCTGGCGCAGTTACTGTCGCAATTTCTTTGGAACCGTTTGGAATTAGGTCGCCTCGAGGACCAACAGTTGCGTTGGTGCCGCGCCACGTATTCTTGGGTAGTTCAGCAGAACGGTCGCCAACATAGTGGCCGCCGGTGAAGTCGTCGTAGGTGACCTGGAAGGTACCCATCGGCTACTCCCAGGACGCGTAGTCGGTCAAGCGGTCGAACTTGATGCGCTTCTTGAGTGATGCCCGGTTGTCGTCATTGAGGGTCTTGAGCCAGTTGCCGTATTCCTGCAGGTACAGGCTTGCCCGCTGTTCATCCTGGCGTCGTGCTGCGCACAGGTATGCGCCGTAGGCGACCGCTGCGTAGTGGTACAGGCCGGGCATGAGCGGTGACGACGAGTCGCTCGAGAGGGCTGGCTCGGACCGGAAGTAATAAAGGGTGCCAGGGGTCGTGGTGCTCGGCACCGGCGTGATGCGAACCTGACTGCCGTAGATCACCCAACCGTAGGTGTCTGCCTCGAACAGCGGGTTGACGTAATCCTCGAACGGAATCTGCTCGACGGCCGATCCGTTGATGACGAGCTGGTTGGCTCGCATGAAGTCGGACGGCAGGCTTGCTGCGCCGTTCACAGAGTCGAAGTTCAGGGTTGCTGTCGCGGCTAGCCACCACCAGTCACGCTCGGCGGAGATGCGGTTCAGTGCGTCGTTGATGGAGGTGTTGACGTAACTGTCGGTAATCAGGCCGTCGCCGGTGGACGGGATGGCCAGCCGATCTTTGATGGCTGTGCGCAGTTCCGAGCGGTTCATCAGACCACCTGGACGCTGTACGCCTGTGCGCTGCTTGAGATCAGTTTGACCTGCGGTGCTGTTCCGTCGCCGGGCAGGGAGACAGTCATGCCGATGGTGACGATGTAGGTGTCGTCGCCGCCGACTGTCGGGTCGGTTACGCCTTTGCTGGCGTCACCGAATGTGAAGTAAACCGGGTTGCCGGAGGTGGTGCGGTTGCTGACAAGGATGAACGACGCCGGGTTGGTCAGGTTGACGGTGTCGACCGTGCTGGGGGTGAGCACGGCATGCTTGGCTGTGTTGACGCTGTATGTAGCCATTACTTGCCTTTCGTAGCCATGCTGTATTGGCGACGGTTGCCGCCATCCAGGTGTCCGAGGTCTTTGATGAGCGCCCAGTGAAGTTTGTCGGCGAGCTCGAGACGCTTCTCTTTCTCGGCTGTTTCGTGCGCATCCTTGATGGCGCGGTTCTTCTTC